CTAATAAGGGACAAGTAATATGATAACGATAATCACAAATATACTACCAATCATCCTAGGTTACTTAGGTAAGTTTATGGCTATTAAGTCAAAAGCAGCCTCCGATAGCCAAAAGAGAATGATTGAGATACTAGGTGCCAAAGCAGGTGCCAGACAGCAGGCTGTTGAACAGTCTAACAGAGAGTCCCCTTGGGCTGCTGTGAATCGAAGAGTGATTATCTTTGTAATACTATTTTTAGTGGCCATATACCCTATTGCAGGCATATTTGGTATCGAAACTGTCATACCTGTCGTTACAGAAGGGTTCAGTTTTCTAGGTATATTCAGTACCCCTGAAGAGGTTGAATATTTGACAGTTAAAGGTCTATTGAAATACGAAGAGATATTCGGATGGGCTACAATGATTATAGAGTTCTACTTTGGGGCTCAATTAGCTAAAGCGAGGTAAATAATATGGCTTATTTTAATAAGAAGGGCAAGTTGGTGCTTAGTGACTCCTATAGTCCTACTACTAAGGATTTTGAAGTAAAGGATACCTATACACCTTACAAGAAGAAGAAGTTTGAAGAAGAACTAGAAGCTATAAGAAAGTTTCAAGCTGATGCTGCTGAAGATAATCGTGAGGAAGTTGTTGATGATAGTCAACATACCACTATGACTAATACTTTAGCACCAATGTCTAATGAAATGAGGAATAGACTCAGAAAACAGATGGAAGCTAAATACTCAGCTACTGATGACTCTGAAGATTACAGCATTGAACAATACAGAGTAGGTGTTCCTTCTAATCCTTTTGATCAAGAGAAGCACAAAGCAATAGCAGAGGCTGAACATGCCACTAAACTAGAACCACTTAAAAGAAACTTTAGTGAGTTCGCAGCCTCTATTCCTGAAACTGACTCTGCTAAGATTGTAAAAGAAGTTACAGATAGAAGGTTGAAAGAAGAACAATATGACAGAGACTATAAAGAAGGTCTAGCTCGTTGGGCATCTGAAAACTCTAAAGTAGAAGTTAAACCAGAGACAGTTGTAGCAGACGTAACCACTCCTAAATTTAAAGTTAGTGAGGTTCAGTTTGCAAAGACTGCTAAGCCAACCAAAGAAATAGATTTTAATAACCTTAATCTTACTGTAGACCCTGATTCCGTAAGTCTTGATGATTTCACTTGGGATAAGAATTATAAGGAAGAGGTTGAAGACAACCCTTTTATAACAAAGAAAACTGAAAAGGTAGATAATTCTTTCGATTTCACAGCAGAAGATGCCATAAGCTCTTTAATAGGTTTTATACCCCACCCTGCAGCACAGGCTTTCGGTAATATGAATACAATAAAGTCTTTAGACACTCTTTATAACAAGCATTTCAAGTGAAGTCGATAGTAATAGCATTGACACTGCTAGTAACAAACGTGTTTGCATTAGACGATTATGATCTTTATAGATATGGTCCTAATGATAAGTTAGCTGTTGAAAGAAATGGATTTGTACTTAAACTGACCTTCTATTCCTCATTTGATGATCTTCAGAGAAGTTTTAGAAAGATTACTAATAACAAGAAAGCAGGAGAGGTTAGAGGCTTCACAATGGTCTCTAGAACACAAGATGTTTGTGTTATACACTTAGTGAAACCTAAGATCTGGGACGATAGAGAAGCTATGGCTATAATGGGTCATGAGGTCTATCATTGTACTTTCGCTAATCATGAGACTGTAGTAACTGATAAGGGAAGTGAAGAAGACAATCTCACTAAGAAAGATAAAGAATTAGAAATGGATGGTTTAAGAGATGAGTGTGAGAGTAACACTACGTTTGACTTCATAGCAGGTTGTAAAGAGCTACAAGAAACTAAATAATAAAGGAGGCATTATGCCATTTAATACTACCCCAGAGATTGACTTCTCTGCTATCGGTCTTATTACAGACGTACCGCCTCACAGCCTACCTCCTGGTGCATGGTCTGACTGTTTAAACATTAGACCTAAAGATGCTTCAGTACAGGGTGTTTTAGACTTTAAATCAGCTGGTATTAATCTTTTTGGACAACATAAGATTTTACAAACAGGCTCTTGTAGTATTGTGACTCATGATAATCAAGATGATTGTGAGGCTGCGACACCAACAGCAGGTGTTTGGACAGTTAACCCTATTGTCGAAGATAGAGATGATGCTATATTAGAATTGGCAGATTGGAAGGGAAGAATAGAAGTGGCTGAGGAAGACTTACAAGCTGTCGTAGATTCTACCCAAGACACATTAGATGCAAAGCAAGAGATTCTTGTAGATGCACAACAGGTAGTTATTGATAAGAATGAAGAACTAGATGAGGCTCAAGTAGCCTACGATATTCTAGACTCTTCCCTATACGATTCTTGGAGAACTGCTTTTGATATAGATGAAGCAGCTACCTCTGCCTACACATTATTAGATGTTGCTTTAGATGACCAAACTGCATCCCAAGCTGCATATGACGCACTTAATACAGATGCTATTTATTACTGTAGTTCTTACGATAATAATGATAACTGTGATACAACAAACGGTGCTACAGAGTCTGGTGCTAGAGTTGACAGGGATGATGTTAAGGACGATTTAGAAGGTAATAACGGTGCCCAAGAGGATTGGGATGATGCAGATAGTACTAGAACTACAGTGGAGACTAAGAGGTTAAATCTTAGAAATGCACAGATTGCTTTTGATACAGACCAACTTACATATGATAACACGGATGTATTTGATACTGACGCACTCGATAGTGCTCAGATAGCCCGTGATGCGTCTGAACTATCTCTTGAGAATGCCCAAACAGCTTGGGACTCACAGAGTAACCAAGATGATTTAGATGATTTAAATGATCTGGATGATGCATTAGAACTAGCTAAGGCTAACCTAGAAGTTGCAGAAGCTACCTATTCACAAGTAGTCTTCGATACATTACAACCTGAGTTATCAGACTTACAAGACTCAAATGAGTATCTTTCAGAGATAAGAAACATTTATGACTCTCTTTCTGGAGCTAAGAGTAATGTAACAGCTGCGTCTGTAAATCATGATGCTTTCAAAGAGCTTATTGAAGAGAGAGAAGAGGCACAAGAGGCTTCTGATGATCTAGATGATGCTATTGCAGATGTCGGTGCTAAACAGACTGCCTACGATACAGATAATACTGAAGCTAATTTGGCAGCTTTAGATATATCTCAAGGTGAGTTAGACACTGTAATGGAAGCTTACACTATAGGTGCTACATTGGCAGAAGCCCTTGAACAGGCTAAGGAAAGATTAGATGATTCATTAGAGATATTACACGATTCACTATCCTCTTACGGTTCTTGTGATATTACAGGTCACTCTAATAAAGAGTCTTGTGAAGCTAACGAAGGTGAGTGGTCTGTTGGTGAATATACAACTAGTTCTTCTTTAGACACTGCTACCGCTACTCAAGTAGCTACTTTAGAAACTATTGTAGAGGACATGCAAGAGTATCAAGACCTATCTGATTTACTATTCAAAGAGAATGAACTAAGCCTTACTGAGGCTAAAGATGCTTTAGATTTAGCTGAAGAAGAGAAGGATGCTGCACATATTGCATACCTTGCTGCTGTCTACCCTAATGTAGCAGAGGCTTGGGACCTATATGAGATTAAACTAGAGGCTTATAATGAAGCCCTAGATGCTTATAACATAACAGCAGAAGTAACAGAGCCTGTCGCTTTAGAGATAAAGACAGACGCTGCTTCTGAGAAAACTAGTACATACGATGCATATAGTGCAACAGAGAATACTGCACATAATACTAATCTTACATTGAAGAGGGACGCTGTTGATGATATTAAAGATGAGATAGAGACTGCTGAGACTGCTGTAGATACCGCACAAGAGGTTGTTTCTACTGCACAAGATAGTGCATATGAAGCAAGTGTTGGTAAAGTAGATCAAGATATTTTAGACAGTTTTGATACTGCCACAGTTACACTTGAGGAGGCTATTAAGGCTTACCAAGATGCTTTAGTGGCTGAGGAACTAACAGGTCTATCAGATGCGACAGACACAAACATTTCTAATGGTCAGGTTATTGCTGTTACTCAGTTCACACCTGCAGGTAGTGATGGTCTAATATTGGCCTACATTGTCAAGGGAAGTGTCGATGGTAAAGGTCATGTATTAATCTATGATGTAGATGATGAGGTTTGGAACGATGTAACTCCTGCAGGTGAGAGTCATGTATTCTCATTTGATGATAAACACAAACCACAGTTATTTGTATTTAACGGTTGTCTTATTGTGAACCCTGCTACGGATTGTCCTCCACTATGGTGTGAGGCTTCTATACAGACAGGAAGTCTTATTGAGATGCCAGATTGGTTCAACGATAGATATAAAGAACCTGGTACTGATGAGGTACAAGTGATCACCTTATCTGGTATTCCTTTTAAGGGAAACTACCCTTCATTCTTAAGTGTTACACTTGATGGTGAGGTTAAGGAGTTAGACTTAGATATATTCTCAGACGATACTTTGGATAATGTTGCAGTTAGTTTAGCCAATGCTATAGGTTCATACGCTGTTGCAGGTGATAACAATGTCACTATAACATTCCCTGCTGACTATGGTAATGTACCATCTATCCACTCAGACTCAGGTGATTCTGGTCTTGTAGTTTCTATCAGTACTACTACTAAAGGTGTAGCCCCAGTTGGTACCCCATTAGTAACTAGAATACTAAGACCATTCAATAATAGACTTATTGCAATGAATGTCAAAGAGGAAAGAGACCCTGATACTACAACTGATGATGAGTTCTTACCTATTGACTTCTTATGGTCAGGTAATATCAAGACACAAGGGACCTTAGAGGGCTTAGAATGGGCTATTTCATCTATTAACACAGCAGGTGATTCTTTCTTAACACAGACACCTGGTAAGATTGTAGATGGTATGCAATTAGGTCCTTACTTTATGGCTTATAAAGAGGACGCTGTTATACAGGCCTCTGAGACAGGTAATGCTTTTGTATTGAACTTTAGATCAGTATTTGAAGATGATGGTCTTTACAGTAGTGGTTGTGTTGCGCCTATTGGTAACAACCAACACTTAGTTATTGGTAATTATGGTGTTTATATCCATGATGGTCAAACACAGAAACAACACATTGCTAAAGGTATCTTCCAAGATTTCCTATTCAAGGCTGTTGATCCTGCTCATAAAGATAGGTCTTTTGTGTTCCAACAAACTAGAGATAAAGAGATTTGGTTCTGCTTTAGTTCTGCAAACAACCCTAATACGGGCTGTAATGGTGCTTTTGTATACGACTATGAAGCTCAGAAGTTACATAGAAGAACTTTACCTGATGTTACGGATCTATATGAGACTGAGTTAGATGGTAAATTAGAGATCTATGGTGCTACTAAGACTGGTATTCAGGAATTAGACCCTGAGGCTTATGTTAGTGGTGGTTGGTTTGAGAGAAGGAATGAAAGCCTTCAATCTAACAACTTCAAGACTGTAACAGGTTGTAACATTAAATCAGAAGGTGCTGTTGATGTTTACTCAGCATCTAATAAGAATATCAATGATCTGGAGGTTTATACTTCTACATCATTTGACCCTGCTGAGGACTATAAGGTCAATTTTAGACAAAACGGACGTTACCTATCAATAAAGATTGAAATGGTCGATGATAGTAATGAAGTTGCAATTAACCCTAAATTAACAACTATCTCTTTCGATATGAAGGAGACAAGCAGGAGATAACCAATGAGTTCTTTATCAAATACAGCCATAGAGATGAGACTTTCTCTTTTAGAGAGTGGTACCAATGGTTCAGGTGGTTCAGGTGGTACATCTTCAGAGGTATCCACTACCTCTTCTGACGGAAGTACTATAACAGGAACTAACTTGTATGTGGCTTATGCTACATCTGTGCTTGATTCTGATACCTTTGGTAGAGTGCAAGTACAGGCTTCTGTTCAGGGTTTTAGACTCTCTAGAGATATAGCTTTTGACGAGTCTGGTGATGTTCTCCCTTGGGTTGGTCTACTAACATCTAGTAGTCCTTTCCAATCAGAAGACCCTGTTGATTATATCTGGTCAAACTCTACAACTGAGTCTGTTGAGACAACATCGTCTTTTGAAAGATGGTACACCATAAACCCTGGATTAGCTGCCTTTATTGGTGACCCTGATAACCCTGGTGATGGTATCTATTGGCAAAAAGTACCTACTAGTGGTGAAGTGCCTTCATCTGCCTTTTGGATGTCTGAGAGATATACAATCGGTGGTTCGACTACAGCTTGGCAACTAAGACCTATGAGGGTCTCTGAGAACTTCTTACCTTTCGTTAAGTATTCTAAGGTAGGTACAGCACCTATCCTTAATACAAGTACTTGGGATGTAGATGTAATCGAAGCTGTAGCAGACCAAACTGGATTACCTTACTCTAATATAAGAGAACTAGGTTATGGTACGGTTGTCACTATTGACTATGACGATGGTACATCCCGTACAGGTATTTTAAAACAAGTTGATGGTTTGACTGTTTGGGATACCCCTGGTGAGATGATACCTGGTAACCTAGTTGTATCTGGTACTATTGCAGGTGATAAGATACAGGCTAATAGTATTACAGCAGGACAAATCGGTGTTGGTGAGATTACAGCAGATCACTTAGAGGCAGGTGCTATTAATGCACAAGCTATAACAGTTGATGGTAATATTCACATAAAAGAACCTGAAGAGGGTTATTGTTTAAACGGTTCGTATACTGATAAAGAGTCTTGTGAGTCTGAAACTGGTGGTGGTTCTACTTGGAAGGAAGAGTACTCATCAGGCTTTAGTGCAGGAGATTACACTACTGGTCATACTTCTTTCTTGTACCCAGATGGGTCCGCAGATAGACCTCTACCTGTAGATTCAAGTATATTCTTAGGTATTGATAACTTAGAGGAGATTGCTGAAACTAAGTCTAAATTCTTCGTAGGTAACAAGAACGAGTACATCAGTTGGAATGGATCTAAGTTGTCTATTGGTGGTAACATTGTAACCTCTGGTAATATTCAATCTATGGATGGTTCTAAGATTATCTTAGCAACTTATAAACTAGATGGTAGAGACTCAGGTCCTGATATGTCTGCAAGAGTAGATGCCTGTATACCTCCGTTTACGGCTGCTGCCAATGGTCAAGTTATTGAGTTTGATATTGACATTTGGGAAGAGGTTTTTGAAAAGAACTTAGTACCTGTTGTTTGGGATGCAAACTCTGAACATATGGATAACGGTTGGACATTAGAATATGGTAAGTTAGGTGCTGATGAGAAGATGTACAGTGCACAGGCTAGTCCTATCTATGATGATGGCACTACCGATGACTTCTATAATAAACAGACGATGACCGATTCTGATTGGTCACCTATCAATGGTATTTTTAAGATAAGAAAAGAGGATTTCCCATATACAAACTTCAAACTAAGACTCTCTGTAAATACTAACTTCGCAGTTAATAAAGTAGGTTTCAATGCGTTTGCAGGTGGACTGTCTGAGGACATTACTATTGACTTAAACAGTATAGATGGTACTTCTGTAGACCTATCGGGGTACGACTTCACTAAAGTAGAGTCTATACAAGCGACTGGTGTTTATGGGTACCCTATAGCTGGTGACTACTGTATAGACCAGAACGATGCTTCTGTACCACAGTACCCAACTAAGGCCTCTTGTGAGGATTATAGTTACATATGGTCACCACCTTGGCTTACTGGTGTTATGCCTGAGTTTGTGAGTACCAGCAGTCTTCTGATTCATGGTTTTAGTGGTACAGAGGAAGTTGGTGTAGGAAGAGTTACTATAACCGTGAATGGTTACTAAGAAAGAAGGAGAAGGAATGTACGATATAAGAATGTTAACACAAGATGAATGTTTAGACAGATGGGTCCACATTAAGCCCTACTTAGAGAAAGCTTTGGCCTACTCTAGGGGTGAGTGGACTTCTAATGAAATACTAAAAGAGATAATGGTTCAACCGCTATTATTTCACCTGTGGGAAATATCTAATGATGGTAAGGTAGTTGCTTTGGCAAGTACCAGATCTATCAATTATGGCTCTTTCTCATCACTTCATATTATCACATTAGCTAATGTAGATACTAATGAAGATATAAGATGGGAAGACTATCAAGAGGAGGCTTTAGAGCCCGTTATTAAGATGGCTAGAGAGGCTGGTCTTGATAGAATTGAGTTTACAGGAAGAAGAGGTTGGTTAAGAAAACTTAAAAGTATTGGCTGGAAGGAACAATATATCACAATGGATATGGAATTAAAAGGAGAATCAGATGCGTAAGATTACGACTGGAGCCACTTGGCAAATGACAGACGAAGGTATGTACTTGGAAGATGAAAACTTCTACTTTGTACCTGAAGATGCAGATATTGCAGAATGTAAAGGTACTAAAACAACAAACTCAACCTCGAGTTATCCTAAGGAGTTCATGCCTTACATAACACAGGTTATGGAGAATGCCCAAGCGGCATATAACTCTGGTGACCTTAGTAAGGTTGCCGACTTATCAACAGACCAACTAGAGGCCTTAGATAGAGGTCGTGGTGCTGCTGATAGACAAGATCAGATGGCTGTAGAGTCTAGAGGTGCGTTAGATCGTATTAAGTCTGATATGGGAGCTAGAGATACCTCTGCTGCCCGTAATATGGCTATGATGGGTGCCCAACAGGGTATGAATAAACTATCAGGATCAGCAGGTGCCTCAGGTAACCTAGGTGGTTCTAGACAAGCACTGAGCCGTATGGGTATGGAGAATGACTTAGGAAGATCTTTCTATGACATTGAGAACCAAGAGCTTAATAGACAAGCACAGGCTGCAGCAGGTTATCAACAGGCTACAGGTGCTCAACAGGGTATTGAAACTATGGGTGCTCAGACATTAGGTCAGGTAGGGCAGGTTATGCAATCTCAAGATCAGGCTCAATTAGACTCTGTGCTTAAAGGTTTACAGAATGTCTCAGGTATGTACCAAGGTATTATCCCAAGAGAGAACAACACTGTACAAACTGGCGGTAAATAGTCATGGCTGTTAATGGTTTTCTAAGTAATGAGTGGGGTCCTAAAGACTGGGACCATGACAATATGCCCACAGCACCTCACACCAACTACGACAGATTAATGCGTCCAGCTTGGGGAACCCCTGAGTATCAACAGTTTAAAGACAGTGGTCAAACATCCTTTATCGGGGATAATAATATGCCTGACTTTAATTTAAGTAATGCATTGGGTGAATTCTGGGGAGGCCCTACTACGTTTGGTAGTAATGCCCCTGAGCATAACACATTAGGTAGTACTCTCCCTGAGCATAATACCATTAACTACCTGGGTGGAAATAAGAGCCCATTTAGTATCTCTGGTATCAATAATAACAACACTGGGGCTAATACTGCCCCTGGTAACAATACAGGTGTACTCAGTAACGGTCAAAACAACTCATACTATGGTCAAGATGTGAACCAAGACAACTCTTATTTCTCAGGAGATAATAGTGGTTCCGACTCAGGTAGTTATGGTGGTTCTGATTCAGGTAGTTATAGTGATTCTGGTGATAGTAGTTTCGGTACTGCTGAGGGGTTAGGTGGTTTTTCTAACTCAGAAGAGGATGACTCTGCTGTGAGTGACTTTTAGTAATTTTGGAGAATAATAATGCCTGAACAAGAAAATAGAAAACTGTTCTATACAGAAGCTGAGAGGCTAGCTGAAGAGAAGAAACAAATGGAGTCTTTACTTGCCCAAGGTTCCCAATTTAGTACCGAAAAGGGTACACAAACAAATGAGGGTATGAAAGGTCCTGGTGCAATACTACCACCTGGTGCAGGTGAGCAGGCTGGAATGGAGATGTTATCAGGAGTTCTTGGTAACCTATTTAACAGTGCTAAAGATGGCCTACAGGGTGTCTTAGGTGAGCAAAACCCAGAGTTCCAAGCTTACAATGCTACTGATAAGGTGAAGGCTTATAGAGAGCACCCTTTTGCAGTTAAAAACCCTGGTAATAGACCCTTAGAAGGTCCTTTAGACAAACATGGTCACTATGAGTCCTTTGAGTTCAGTTGGCCTGATGACACACCTGATTGGGTTAGGAGTGTTGGTGGTAAGGTAGGTGAGGCATTTATGAAGAATGGTGAATTAGCTGCAAGAGCTGTTTACAGTAAACTATACAATAAATAGGAGAGTATTATGGATTTTATGAACGATCCTATGTTTAAGCAAAAGCTTAAAGAGATGTCTGAAAAGACTGTAGGTACTGGTAATATAGGTGGTGAAAAAGGTCCTTTTGGGGATACAAAAGTAACACCACCACCGTCACCTACTGCACCACCACCAACTACAGATATGTTGGATCAACAAGATGAAGTACTTGAGAACGGTATAAAAGATGTCGGTTCTCTATCTAAAGCAGTCAACATGGGTCCAACAGAGACACCTGCTGCCTTATCTAATAAACTAGAAAGTAAGGTGTTTACAGAAGGTGGTCCTACAAGTGTTACACAGAATACGGGTGGAATAACAGTAGACCCGACTGTAGCTAAAGCTACTATGGCAGACCCAGCTAAGGACTCTAGAATGATGGCCGATGCTCAGGGTAATACCAGAGAGGTCTTGAAAGATATTGACTATATGGCTATCCTTAAAATGATAGCTGGTGCAGGTGCATAAACAACAAATTAGGAGAAATATATGGGATATTGTATAAACCCAAATACTGGTGAGAGACTCAGTGATACTATTGAGAATTACAGTAATACCTATGAAAGTGTAGGTACCTGTGAAGGTAATGGCTACCAATGGGTAGAAGAAAGCTTGGTAGACGATACAGCACAGGCTGTCGAAGCACCAATTACAAGAGACGGTTTTGATATTATCCCTAGTGATGTTATCTCCTTAGACAGTATTGTAGAAGCTGAAAAAGAAGCCGCTATAGATGGATTAATAGCAGAACAAGAAGCAGAGGACTCTAAGACTGTCATGAATAAAGGTGGTCTAGAGGACATGTTTAAGACTGTCACAGACAACGAGAATGATCTGGAGAGAATCTCTGGTGAGACCCTTGACGGTGGTAAGTTTGAGTTCAAGAACAACAGACCTAATAAAGATGCTAGTAACAACCAAGTTACAGCATCTACACCGTTCGTTGCAGGTACTAATACAGAAGGTCAAAAAGAGGCTGCAAAAGGTACCCCACAGGCTGTTACAGATTTCCTAAGTGGTGACACGATAGGTACTTCATACTCAGGTGGAGCTACACAAGACCAAGTTGGTAATGTACAAACTCCTACTCCTGAACAAGATATATCTGCATTACTACCTACGTTAGAGCCTACAATAGACCCTACATTAGACCCCTCACAGGCCCAAATTGGACAACCTGTGGACGATAGTCAGTTTGTTGAGACAATGGATCAACAGCTTAATAATCAAGGCTTAAACGATCAAATGATGGCCCCTATGGGTGGCCCAGAAGAGGCTCCTTTAGACCTTATGCAGGCCTTTACTCCAGAAGAAGTATTAGAGTCTCCTGAGGATGTTATTGCATCACAGGTTGCTCCTGAAATGGTTGACTTAGGTCAAGAAGAAGTTATTACACAGCATGCCCCTGAGACAGTAGATTTATCAGAAGATCAGGTTTTAGAGATCGTAGAGAGTCCTGAATTAGCTACGGCTAACTTAGAGAAGGCATTAGTTGATACAGGTGAGATTGATAACCCTGTTGCTATTGAAGCTGTTAATGACTTTGTTGCTAAGGTAGATGAAGTTGCACAAGCATTAGCTGACGGTAGTATTGAACTACTTAGTGATGCCTCTAATGCTGCTAAGATAGCTGCAGGAGCAGGTGTTGTTACTTTAGCTGAAGCAGGTGAATGGGTTGTCGATGAAGCAGGTAATGCTATCGATGAAGCAGGAGCTATTATTGCCGAAGCAGGTGATTGGATTGAGAATGCTGCAGGTGAATTAGAGAGTGCTATTAGTGACTTTGGTACTGATGTTAATCAAGCTATCGGTAGTACAGTAGTAGGTGCCGTAAGTGATGCTGATGCAGCAATGGGTGGTGCTATAAGAGGTGCTAATGAATTAATTGCATCTGCAGGTGAGTGGATGGAAACTGACGGTGGTGAACTTGTTGACCAAGCAGGTAACATGATTGCCGAAGCAGGTGAGTGGTTACTAGACACTGCAGGTAATGCTGTAATGGCTGTTGTAGGTGCTCCTGTTGTAGCTGCTGAAGCTCTTATTGACGGTGTTACTGATTTATTCTCAAGTGAAGAAGAAGCTAAAGGTGCTAAAGACAAGGATGCTACATCTTGGATTGCTGACCTAATGTCAGGCTTTACAGAGATGACAGGTATTACAAGTCAAGAGATTATGAGAGCTTTAGTGCTATATGCAGGTTCTCGTCTATTCGGTTACAGTGCTCATGATTCTGCTCAGTTTGCCTTTAAGGGCTTTGCTGAGGGTGTTCAAGATGGTTGGACAGCACAGATGAAGGATCATACTTACTGGAAGAAAGAAGAAGCTAAGATTGATGCTAAATACAAGGGTAATAAGAACTCTGATGGTCATAAGAGAGAGATGGCTGCCTTACAGACAACTGTAGGTAATAACAAAGACACACACCAACAGAAGAAGGATTTAATAACCTTCAAGAATACTGGTACTATAGATGTAGAAGGTGCTAAAGGTGAGATTAAGAAGGTAGTTAAACAATCTTCGGTTGATGTAGATGCAACAGAAAAAGTTCGTAATACAGCTAATGAAGAGTCAGATGGAGCTAGAACAGAACAAGCTAGAAATGCACAACTAAGAGCCCAACTTGATGAAATAGAGGGTGAGTTCGGTACAGGTGAGTGGTTTGGTAATCTTAAACAAGCTGGTAGATCAATCTTTACAGAAGTATTTGGTGCAGGTGAAGTTGAAACAGCTACTGGTGAAGTACTTTTCAATAGAACTATTATTGAAGTTCTTAAGTTCATCAGTCAAACTAAGGGTGCTATCTCTGAGAAAGAGATGAAGGTATTTACGGAAGCCGCTATGGGTCGTATGAAGTCTCCTTTAGGTTTGAAGTTGTTACTTGAAACTTCAGATAGAATTGCAGATTGGAAAGTTAAGTACGGTACTGCTCTTGCTACATATATTGATGATTGGAAGTCAGACCCTGAGAAAGGTAATGGACTTGCTCCTAAACCTGAGAAGGTTACACTGTGGACTAACGCATACCATAAAGATAATATGCTTAAATTACCTACAGCTAAGATGTTAATGTACTCTGAAGGTGACGATGCCTATGTAGCTACTATTGCTAAAGCGGACTCTAAAGTAGTCCTCGATAGTATCTTTGAAGGTCAGGATATGTCTAGTTTATCTAATGATGTTAAACAGGCTTATATCAGTAGAGTTAAGAAGGGATTTAAATAGGAGAATACTATGACTAAATCAGAAGCAGAACTACTAAAGAGACTTGGTTTAAACCCTATGGAGGTTACACAGAGGGAGATGAATGAGCTAATGAAGGTCTTCAGTAACCCAAACAATATAGGTGAGAGCCTAACTATCCATCCTAATAACATGCAAGCAGAAGTAGCCCGTGGTGATAATATACTTATGGGAGATACTCCTAAAGTAAGTCATAACACTATCCCTATTGCTCACGCTAAAGGTGGTGGCCCTTTCATAGGTAACACCGATGAGCTTGTTGATTATAAAAAGTTCCAGAATGCACTTACTAAAACACGAGAACACTCCCTAGCTAAGAGGAATATTAAGGATGGACAGTCTTTACCAGACTACGATGTAAAGAAAGAGGCCTTAACTACAACTGCCACTCCTGTTGCTAATACTACTTATGATACTGTACAGAATATGGCAGATGAGAGAGCTAGTGGTATCTTTGGGAAAGATGTTAAGCAGTACACTAGTGTTAAACCAGAACTTAAAACTAAGAGTAAAAAACTTCAAGCACTTATGAGAATACTAGGACTATAGGAGAAATATATGCCAAAACAATGGTTCACACAAGAACAGCTTGCCCATAAGGATGCCGTTAAGAATGCTAAAATTGTTATGGATCGTCAGTCTGAGGCCGCTGCTAAGAAGGTTGGTTTTGAAAGCTTTCTGAAAAACAATAAGACTGCATTGGCTCAGGATTTTTGGTATAAAACCACAGGGTCCTGGCTACCAGCCGATCACATCAGCATACAAAGCATCTTAAAAGATGATAAAAGGATGCGTAAGATTGCTAATGATTTCGCTGATCATGAAACAAACACACATGGTGGTTGGAATTGGATTGCCCAAGGTGCCGATACATTGTTTAATAACACATACACTAAAGATGGTGCTTCAGAGGATGCCAAGAAGAACTACGAAAGACTTCTCAAGTCCTCAGGAGAGATACCTGCTTGGGGTACAGGCTCTAGGGATTTGAAGGAGAAGTTGGATGTTCTTGCATATGGTGCAGGATCTACTTTTATCCCTGGGGGTATAGGTGTCGGGATGGTCAGAGGTGCAGCTAAAGTTAACTCTGCTGCTAAAAAGGTAGCGGATTTAGTAGCTAACAATAAGAAGAAAGTTATTGGCACGGCTATACTTGGAAGTCCTTTAATATACGAGGGTCCTTTTAATATCATGGATCAAGCACACGATGTTAAGTTTGGTAATCAGAAAGAAGTATCTTTTGGAAAACTAATTGACGATACTAAGGATACTTATAAATCCATAGGTGAGTTAGCACAAATGCCCTTTGAGGAAAAGCCTAAAGAACATACTGTGGTGTATCATGGGAATGAAAAACTATATGGTGAGGGTGGTAAGACGTATACTTTCCCCTCACGTTACCAAGCGGGTGAACATGCTCAAGGTTTATTAAGCTATCTTGGGGATGAGAAGATAAAGAATTCTAAGCAGGAAGAAATGATCCTGAGACATTGGAATGAAGATAAAAGTAGTGGTAAGATAAGAGATGGTGCAGATTATAGTTCTTATAGAACGGACTGGTTAAAGGGTTTACAGGAGAATAAGTAATGGCAAGAATAAGCAAAGCAGCAGATAAGTTTAAAAAGGTAAAACCTACAAAAAAAGAGATTGCCAAAAGTGAAGAGGGACTAGATGCTTGGAATTCTAAAATGGCTAGTGATTTAGCAGAGGAAGAAATAGAGAAGAGCCTAGCACAGACCTTAGGTGGTGCCATTAACAAGGGTGTTAAGAAGACAGCTACCTTAGACGTACCTGGAGGTAGATCTCTTAAAAAGGGACTTGCAGATGCTACAGCAGATCCTACTGCAGTTAAGAAAGAGATACAAGACCAGACTGGAGAGACCTTAACAGGCACTACTCGTACAGATGCTGGTGATATTGTAGTAAAAGACCCTGATGTAGTTATTGCAGATATGTCTAAGTCTTTAAAACAAGGCAGTATCGACATCAGGAAAAGCTTCAAAGATAGATTTGACAAGTTAGATATGGATCTGGGTTTCGCAGGTAATAAGAAGACAACTGACAGACTTAGGGCTCTTTGGGTTAAAATAAACAAAGACCACGGTGTAGATGTAACAAAGGAGAGTGCAAACCCTATATTTAAAGACTTTGCAGTTATTATTGGTAAGATGGAATCTGGTCAAACACCGTTCGCGAAGGGTCTTAGGCAACTCAGAGGTAAGGCTGGTCAATACGAGCATAACAACCTATCTGGTTTAGGTAAGAACGTAGAGGCAAGAGTGGCAGGGTCTGATGATGGCTTAGCTAAACTTAATAAAGATGTAAGGAACACCTTCAACAACCATGCTAGTCGGGTTGGTATTGTAAGAAAAGATTCTAAATTTATGGATGAAGTTACAAGATTAGACAAGGAGTATACTGATCATTTTGCTATTAAGAACAACAAGAGACTAAAGAGGGCCCAAGTAAGAGAGTCTGACGGTAAAGCATTTCTCAATGACATACTCAACGATGCAGATAACTCACCTAATAAACTTAAAGAGTTTTTAGATGATATGGATCAGATGGGTAAAGATATGAAGGACCCTACCTTTGCTGGTAAACAAAAGGAATTAATGAAAGAGGTTGTTAAGACTAAACTTCTATCTTCTAACGATGCCTCTTTAAACATGTTTGGTAAATACATGACTAGTAATTCTGGTGTAAAGTCTCTTAAGAGGTTGTGGCCAGATCTGGCAGATGAAATACAAGGTTTTAGTTCATTGTTCAAACAGACCAAAGAGATACACGGACAAGTAACCCAGTGGGGTGCTAAGATCATAGGTACGGGTTTGGCGTTTGGTGCAGGTGGTGTAGCAGGTGGTGTAACTGCTGCCAGTGTTGCTATGGGTATCCTTAAAGCTGCTAAATCTCCTAAATTCAACCGATTTGTCCTAAGACAGTTCTCAGGTAAACCAATGCCACAAGGGAAGGCTAGAGAGTGGCTTAGTAACTTTATAGAGAAACAAGGGTCTAAGTTAGGTGTTAATGCATCAGCAGATGACATCCTTGCCTCTATGACAGGTTGGACTGCCTTAGGTGGTGGTGCAGCTATCGGAGGCTACTCAGCAGGTAAAGAGGTAGTAGATAGAAGAGTTGATGCCGACTTTGAGAAGGCTAAACTAGGTAATAAAACACAACAACAACTAGACTCTGAATTCGAGAAGGCTCTTAGTTCACAATAGTCATAAAAAAACCCCAGATAAGTCCAATTAAGGACCCGTCTGGGGTTATTTTTTGTTAACTATCGCTTGCTCTAAATGCTGATATTCTAAGACTCTTAATAAGACCTAAAATAGTCACCTCTAACTCCTCTACCATACTGCTTTCAAACTCAGTACTATCTTCTGCTGTGTTAAACTTAACTTCATTGTAGATAGTTACTGCTGTATCTAACGAGTCTGCTATTGACTTAACTAGGCATCCTTTACATTCTTCTGACATTCTTTCTCCTATTATAAATAATAACTAAGCAACCTGGTAGGTTATACATCTCCTTCACGTCTTCATACATAGAACCTCTCCTATATTGTCCTTAGTAAACCACCTAAAGTTGTTCTTAACAGCCCACTCCCTGTGGGTCCTCTTGGTACCGTCCTTCCTCACCTTTGCATTAGGCATTGGTGTCTCAGGGTTGTAAAATAGAAAGATTAGCTCTACTCCTTCGGGTAAAGCCTTTCTAACCCACACATACTTAGAAGCTTCGGACGAATCCATAAATCTTCCCTTAGCCTCTATAAGTATCTCACCTGTCTTAAAGTCAGGTTGGTATGTATGTTCTATTGTATAAGGGATACGATCTGGGTGATAATCACAACTCTTAAGTACTGTATCCCTTAGCTCACCTTCCCACTTAGAGTCTGCCTTTTGGGCACCTTTCCTCCACCTTCTATTCCTCATGTTTCTCCATTGCCCTCATTAGTTCCGTCACCAGAGCTTGTATATCATCTATAGCATAGACATCTATAGCATCACTGACATCTAGCTTCATACTCTCTAACTTGCCATTTATAGCCAATAACTTAACAAAGCAATCTTTCTCTGTGTGATATAGCATTAGAATCCCTCCCTATGAACCATATACTTAGAAGTAATATAAGCTTTAACAATACCACTTCTAACAATATCTTCTACCTCAAAGTTGGTCTCAGCGAACCAATTATCCATACTCTCTAGAACCTCTACAAACTTATAAACATCCAGATCCTTAGATTTGGTTAAGTCAGTTTGAAAGAAGTCACCACAGAAGAGTATCTTGGAACCCTTACCCAACCTAGTAACAATACTATCGGCCTCATGGGCTGTAAAGTTCTGAAACTCATCTGCAATAACCACTGTGTGATCTAACGTAACACCTCTTACATATGACGTAGTTAAGAAGGTAATCAAACCATGTTTCTTAAGTATCTCATATGCATCTCCTCTACCGAACAGGTCAGTACAAACCTGCTTATAGGGTAACTCATAGACCTCACCTTTCTCATCTAAGCCTCCTGGTAGGAAACCTAGATCTCTAGTAGGTACAGCAGACCTAACAATAACAATTCTATTTAAATCACTGTTTGTAGTTATCTCTTCTAAAGCCTTAAACAAGGCTAAGAAGGTCTTACCTGTACCTGGGTAACCAATTAAAACTTGGCTCTTACCACTGTCATAGTTCTCGAAGAACTCTTCCTGTGCACCTGTCATTGGTTGTATATCTCTAAGACTAAGGTTCAGTTTTGCAATCATGTCTGAACCTCTCTTTTTTCTCTTCATTAATGATCCTTTGTACTTAAATTAGTAACATTAGTCATAGACCAAGTATCCAAATTCCACTCCCTCTTAACTATGTCATAAAGTGTTAAATAACATAAAGCTAAGAGTTCATCTTCCTCATTGATTGTGCCGTCTGTTAAGGTGACAGCCCAATACTTGGCCACATCAGTTAAATCTATATTTGTTATGACTCTCTCGTCCTCTTCCATAACTTCCTTATCTCAGTGAGCCACTATGACCTCCTCCCCCAGGACGGATCATAAAGTTGGCAGTAAATATCTTGTTTGTAGTTCCTTCACACTTATTACAAACACCCTCTAAATCTCTGTCATCCATCCTTCTCTGTTCATCTTGGACATGATCACATTTCTCACATTTATATGTATATGTCATCTTCCATCCTCTTGTTATATAAGTTCAGATTCTTCTTCTTGTCTTCTTCAGTAGGATTGTCCATTATGTAGTCATCATGTGGTGGGTAGTGTATACCTTCATTCCCATTCTGACCTATAACATCAATCCTCTCTTCATCCCACTCCCCCTCCTGTGGACCAAACCTAGTACCTTGTCTAAAACGTATCATACCCATACCTTCCTTAACAGCATGATTGATACCTATCTTAGCAAACATAGCAACTTCTGAATCATCTAGTTCTATAAACAAACCACTGTCATCTTCTTTTATATCCATATATCAACTCCAATAACCGAACAGGAAATCATCCCCGTTATCCACCCTATCTTTCCCTTGTTTTCTAATTACAATACAAAGGTCTGCATACCTACGACCTAGTATTTCATTCTCATTCTCTAAGTCCTTCAACTTGCTCTCTAATTCCCCATAAGTAGGAATCTTAGGTATCTTGTTACTCAATTAACCATCTCCAAAGTAAGTAGTACCCCCAGCACATTAAGAACAGTGAGGGTATTTGTATAGCATAGAATATGACCCAATACAGAGACTGCTTTAGGTCATAACGACTAAGCGACAGGTGTAGGTGCCTGTCCCCAGATCACTGCTGCAATAACGATAGATACAACTGCTACTGTCTTTAAGAAACTCTTATTCTCTTCAAACATCTTCTTTAACTCATCCATCTTCTTTCTCCTTTAATATTCTGTAAGTTTTACATAAGTAGTATATGAACCATCATCATTCAACGTATAACTATACGTATTAGGGTTAATCACTACATTCCAACCATTGTTCACCCTTTCTTTTACATCATAGAATGAACACCCTGTAATCGTAACCAATACTGATACGATTGCAATTCCTTTTATAACATTTACCATCCCCAATTATCTCCTTCTAAACCTGCAGCAGAGTAATCAGTGACCGTCCCTTCAAAGAAGTTCTTGAAACTATCCCCTGCTACAATCCAATCAACCCACTCTAGTGGATTATCCTTTACACCCCAATTAGGCTTTAACCCTAACTGAATTAACCTTCTATCTGCTAAGTATCTGATGTAATCTTTGACTTGACCTTTTTCAAGACCCTCGACACTTCCCATTGAATAAGTAAGATCGATAACTTTGTCTTCAAGCTTGACAGCTTCTCTGAACATTTTGTATACATCTTTCTTAAACTCGTCTGTAACGATTCTACGATGTTCATTTGTAAACTCCCTAAACAACTTAGTCATACCTTCGACATGTTTTGTTTCATCTCTGATAGACCATTCAACAACTTCACACATACCTTTCATCTTACCAAATCTTTGATAGTTCAATAACATCACAAAGGCCGAGAACAACGACATCCCTTCATTGACACAAGTTTGTGCCATAGCCTTTCCTAAACCATGCAGTGTACTTGTGTCATTGTCTTGCATAAACTCAATCTTCTTAACCATCTCTTTATATTCAAGAAATGCAGAATATTCACTATCGGGGAACCCCAATGTATCTGTAAGTAAAGCATACGCTCTCTGGTGTGTACCTTCCCTATTAGCAAAAGACAACAACATATTACGTATCTCATTGTTCTTAAACTTAGGGATAAATAAGTCACAGTAGTTCTGTGCTACTTGCACATCTGATTGTGTAAACAACCTTAAGATCTGGGTAATATGATTCTTCTCAACCTTACTGATAGTACCATTCTTCCATTGATCTACATCTTCCTGTAACTTTAATTCCCAAGTACCCCAGTGGATCTTCTCATGATCCTCAGCCATTTCCATAGCCCAAGGGTATTTAAAAGGCTTATAAAACCTCGATTCCTCCATTGTACTCATTGTGAATCCTCCTTCACATCTGTGCTCCCCTCTAGCTCTATGCTAAATTTATTATGTACCCAAGCATATAAACTTTCATCACTTTCACATACCCATTGCTCAACCCTCTCAGCAGGTGGGCGGACTTCACTAATGATGTAACCATTCTCTACCTTTCTTAAAATTACCTCTGTTAAATTAATCATTGTGTTCCCCTTTTAATATCCATCAGTCCCTTCTCCCATCTCCTCCTCCTTAGCATAAACATAAAACTCTTGCCCATCCACCTTCCAAGAGGCCCAGTGAGTGTGGGGCTGACAATCACTTTGTAATACCCACTCCCCATCTAACACTTTTTGAAATAACTCTTGGTACTTGACTAAACCCTTCCCATTCCTATGCATTGTATTCCCCTAATTATCCTTGACAACTCATACACTCATCGCTTTCTGCAAAGTCCTGTAGTGCTATTCTTTCTACCTTTTGCCCTACTTGTTCAGCAGTATGTCCTGTTGAAGTTCTTAAGTAATACAGACCCTTAAGCTTATCTTTCCAAGCCTTAAGATGTACCTTATTAACTACAGCCTTATCACTGCCAGCAGGAAAGAATAAGTTAACACTCTGACCCTGACAGATAAACTCCTGTCTTTGTGCAGCATGTTCAACAACCCATTCCTGATCTAACTCAAAAGCAGTCTTAAAGACATCCTTCTCCCAATCAGTTAAGTAATCCAACTGTTGTACCGAACCCTCATGGTGAATAACATTCTTCCACTCTTTAGCAAGCCAATCTTGATCCTTACCTAGTCTAAGTCTGTGCTCTTCCATAACCTTCTCTAAGTGCTTATTCTTAATCAAATGAGCACCTACTCTAGTCCTATGTGTAAATGCATTAGACTTGAGTGGCTCTATTGAAGGTGACGTACCTAAGATCATCCCACTGTTGGCATTAGGTGCCACAGCTAGTAAGTGTGAGTTGCGTCTACCTGTTCCTTCACCGAAGAGGTACTCTCCTCTAGTCTCAGCTAAGGCCTCAGTACAAGCTACAGCCTGCTCTTTAATTGTCTTAAACATACGTCTGTTATGACTTGTAGCCATACCACTCTCAAAGGGCACATTCTTCGATTGTAGGTATGAATGGAACCCCATTGCACCTAGCCCTAGACTACGCTCAGTAAGTGCCGAATGAACGGCCTTCTTGAGCACCTCAGGGGCATCGTTAACGAACGAAGTCAGTACATTATCTAACATAGTCACTAAGTCACCTACTAGAGATGTGTCTTTCCACTCATCAAACTTTTCAAGATTGACAGAAGACAAACAACACACGGCTGTTCTTTCCGCATCTGTCGGTAGATGAATTTCATTGCAGAGATTCGAGCCTTTAATCGAGAGACCATGATCTTTTAGTGCTTGCGGAAGATGTCTGTTAGCTTCATCAATGAAGTTAAGGTACGGTTCACCCGTTCTGAAACGAACTTCGAGAATTCTCTGCCACAGATCCCTAGCAGGAACCATATCACGTACAGAACCATCATGAGGGTCAACAAGATCCCACATACCACCAGTAATAACGGTATCCATAAAATCATCAGTAATGTTGATAGCATTGTTAAGGTTAAAGCACTTACGGTTTGGATCCCCTCCCGTAGGGACTCTAATGTTAAGAAACTCGATAATGTCTGGGTGACTGACTGCCATATACGCTGCATAACTTCCCTTCCTTGTTTGACCTTGTTTATAAGCTGTCATTGCTGAATCAGCTACTTTAATGAATGGTATTGGTGATGGTGCCTTATCACTTACTGCACGTACATCTGACCAATGGCCCCCGACCCCACCGCCCTTAACACTGAGCCAAGCCAGCTCTGATTGGTGCTCAATAAGACCATCAAGAGTGTCAGGTATGTAAGAGAGAAAACAAGAAATAGGTAATCCTTTAGCTTGCTCTCCTTCAGACGGAGCGTTAGACAATACAGGACTACTAAACATAAACCAACCGTTACTGACAGCATCATATAACCTCTGTGCTAGACTTAAATCACCATCACAATAGGCCACTGAGGCTCTAGCGTAGGCCTCCTGTGGACTCTTCTCCTTCCCCCTTAGATAGTACCCTTTAACAAGCTCCCTTGACTGTTCGGTCATTACCTTGTCCTTAGTACGATCTATAGTTATTCCTAAGTACTCAGTCTTCATTCAAAATCCTCAGGTTCTATTCTTATATCCAACATCTCTATACCCTCATCATCATAGCTAGACTCATATGTGAGCCTCCCCTCATTGTGCATCTGTACAGCATCTATTAGACCCCTGTCGTATGCGTTGCCATTAGACCAATGTGTGTACCATGCACCTAATGCACATACTGCTACTAACAGCTCCCACATAAACGTCTCACTCATAATCTCCCCCTTTATATTTTGATATTCTCTTGAAACCCATCTCTTTTAGAAGTTGCAATGTGGTCTCCATACTGAGATATAACTCCCAATCTTCACCTCTCTCACATCTACCCTTCATATCAGACATACGTACAAGTGCCTCATCTATACATATAGAATCACTTTCCATCAGTGTATCTCATACCAATTGTTTCCTATTTTAGAACTACCATCCATCCTACAGTTAAAACCTAAGTTCTCTCCTGCCTCAGTAGCCGTCTCTTCTAATAATTTAGCCAACCTATTTGCATCATCAGGATGACACTCGAAGTTCTGCTCATCATGCATAACAGCAAGAAGATTACATCTTAGTCCTTCCTTCTTAATCCTCTTATCTGACACACACATCCACTCTTTAGTAAGTGTAGCTTCATCACCTTGTAATCTATAGTTAAGTATCTTATGGTCAGAGTCTACTTGTATCTTCTTACCATCTTGTAACTTGATAAACTTCTTACCAGAAGCCTTGTACTGTCTCTTAAGTTTGTTAATCAACGTACTTAGAGCAGGTAGGTTGTTAAGGAATTTACTCTTAAGCTTCCTACCGTCCCTAGAGTTACCACCGACAATAGTCCCAATCTTAGCATCACCAGATCCAAACAACATTGCATAGATAAACGTCTTACTGTTTGATCTACCACTTGATCTCTCTTGGCTATGTAAGTCCCAACTTGGATCAATCAGACCTGCTGATATACCATTAACTGTATGGATGTCAGTACCTTCAGATTCTTTACCTGTAAGTACAGTCTCAGAGTAATCATCATCTTCCATTGCAGAAGCTAACAACCTCAACTGAGCAGAAGATAAATCACACCCTACTAAGACATCACCCCTAGGTGCTATGAATAGTTCTCTCATTTCCTTACCGAAGACTGACTTAGCTCCTGGTACATTAACAAGTTTCCTATGTGACATACGACCTGTAGCAGTACCTAATGTAAATGGCACACACTCTATTCTCGAATCATCCCTCATGACACCTAACCAACCTTTCTTATCATCCTTCATATTAAGAATGGTGTTTCTTCTGTGTCTGTAAATAGCATGTAGTGCCAGATCTTTACCAATATTACCCTCAATAGACTCAAATGAATCCTCAGTAAGTTTGGCTGACGTTCTCTCCTTCTCACCATCCTCATTGATCTTCATATTCCACTGAGTAGGCTTCCACCCTTGAGTAAACAAGAACTTCTTTATCTCCGCAGTCTGGGTCATTTTAGTAGGTATGAACTCAACCCTACAGTATGGCCCACCTATTAGATGGACATCCTCAGGTGATATATTAAACCACTTAGCTGTGTTACTGTGTATCTTACCTGCCTTCGTAAACAAGTTCGTCTTAGGCTCTCTCAACTTCTTAGAGTCTAGACCAACATCATACGAAACACCCTCAGTACCTAGTAACTTGTTACACTCTTCATTAGTAACCCAAGTGTCCTTACACTTAACAATGTTAGGCAGCAGAGGCTCTACTAGATTAGCTATTCTCTCTAACTCCCTATCTAAGAAGTTAATATGTCTCTCAGCCAACCTTCTATTAAACAACCAACCGTTCTTAACCTGTTGAGCACTAATAGAGGCAACCTTCATCTCTCTAAGCATAGTACTCTTAGGTATCTTAACGGTCTTCTGCTCCTTAATAAGGTGTCTATAGACTAGTACGTTAATACGTACATCCTCTATACACCTATGTAGCATACTTGGTTCCCACTCAGTCCATTGCTCTTGTTTAGGCTTAGGTACATCAAAGTACTCACCCCAATTCTTAAGACTATGCCTACCTTGTGAGAACTTAAGTCTTCTATTGAAGTCCAACATTTGACTAAGTAAGAAGGTGTCAATAATCTTACCTTCTAACTTTATACCGAACAACTTATCAAGAACAGGTAAGTCATACATTATTATGTTATGACCTATTAGTGTATCAGCGTCCTGTAGCATCTTAAGTCCATCAGAGATACCCTTACAGCCCCTGTCGTGGTCTGAAAATACATAAGTCTTTTGGGTATCTAAGTCATAAGTCACAATACACCACAACCTATCGACTTCTTCCATGAGACCATTAGCCTCCAGATCAAATACTAATCTCATAAATCCCCCTATTCAAATTCACTAAGTACTTTGTACAACCTCCCCGTAGCACCGTCATATCTAGACTTACCTGCAGGGCCAATAGTCCCTGAGAATCTATTCTTAAGTACAGAGATCTTAACCTCTTGTCTAGCATCTTCTGTATCAGCATGCTTGTTTCTAGAGAAGGCTATAGTCTGCATTGAGATCTGTTTAAGTGAACCAGATCCTTTTAAGTCATCTTCAGTAATCTCAGCACCTGCCTCAAATGATTTACCACCAGAAGGTGCTTTCCTCAAGTGTGATACAACACCAATCCATACATCATGCTTCTTACATAACTTAAGTAAGTCAGACATAACCTTATCCATAGCTTGGTTCTGATTACCGTCTGTCTCCGATATAGCCATAGTGATATGGTCTAAGTACAACCACTTGCAGCCTAAGGCCACCATGTACTCCATCTTAGTCATAAGGGAATCATCAGCTACAGAACCCTGATGGTCTAGCAGGGTCAATCTACCTAACCCCATTGTTTCATCCCAAGCCTTCTTACCTTCCTCTCCTTTACGATCAAAGTCTGAGTCAGGTAGGTAGATGGGTTGGTTGATATGAACGCCCACAATCCTATCCATTGTCTCTCTGACACTCTCTTCTAGTGACACAATACCAACTTGGTCTTCAGTGGTCATCAGGAGGTGATAGATGTCTTCCTTAGAGAAAGTGGACTTACCTGCACCAGTACCTGCTGTAAAGATAGTCAACTCACCTGTACGTCTACCATATGTCATAGCATTTACATTACCAAAACAATCAGGGTAAGATACCGAGTCTTCTCTTCTATCCTTAACGAACTCTTCATAGGTATCTTTAGAGTTGATAATACCTGCAGGTGAATATTGTTTAGCTTCCCATACAGCATTACTTAGCTCTTTATCTTTACCGTTCACAAGGTAGTCAGATGCATCCTTACCGTGTTTACCAAGTTCAGCTATATAGGCCTTACCTGTCCTAATCATCTTAGCACAATGATAACTTGCTTCTTTACCTTGATCATCGGCATCAAACATGATGACAACTTTATCAAAAGAGTTTATGTACTCTAGGTTGTGGGCGATCTGTTTCTTAGCACCACCTGTACCGTTGATTACACTTACAACAGGGAAGAACCTTTTGTACTTCTTATACAGTATTGTCTGATAAGACATTGCATCTAAAACACCTTCAGTAATAACTAATATATTCTTAGATGTTGATACATCTGCACCTATAAGTTGCTGCGAGTTATCCACAGTACCAATACCTATAAACTTCTTACTACTTACATCTCTTCTTTGATAACCACTTATTTGGTTATTCTTACCTAATACAGGGTAGTAGTGGTATTTAATCTTTCTATTGTTATCGTACCCTACCTTTACCCCATAAATCTCTGATATAACTTTAGGTATCTTTCTATCTTCAAAACCTCTAACCTCAAAGTCATTCTTAATATCATTTACCGCTTCTACGTCTTCAAAATCTGTTGTCACTGTAGGTGCCTCCCACTTATAGCTATCTTTATATTCTTCTATTCTTGACTGTTCACATACGAAACAAAAAGATGAAACCTTATCTTCATTGTCGTAGTAAGCCTTGCCATCAGATGAGTCACAACCATCAAAATCACATGGCTGGTCTGACTTAATTAGTCTTCCTTTTGATTCATTCATATTTTCCTTCAGGCATAAAAAAACCCCACACCTAAGTAAGATATGGGGTCTTTATTTATATTTTATCTGTACTTAGAATACATCCTCTTCAGAGACCTTTTCTTTGATCTCGTTATGAGAGAACTCACTACCTGCTTCCTTCTCAAAACCGAATTCGTCTACACCGTCCGATCTGACATAAGGAACTAAACTAGTTACAACAACATTAGCAAGGCTCATGGATTTACCTGTCTTACCGTTATATGACCAATCATATGTTGAGTAAGAAACGTGACCCTTGGAACCGTTACCAATACCTACGGCACTAGTGTCTAATGGCTCCATCTTCCCTGCTTCATTAAGGATAAATGACCCTGGTGGGATCAGTTCCTTTCCATCTCTGGATACAGCTAACTTATTGATATTGATTTTATACATACCAGTTTCGTCACCGTTCTCATCCTCAACTTCTTTCAAGTTACGGATAAGTTTGTCCTTCTTCAAGGCCTTTGCTGTGTCTTTGTCTACATGTGCAGTTACAGTCCAAACCAATTTCTCAAATGATTCAGTTGGGTTGGTAGGATCTACCGAACACCAATGTAACTCTACGTCTCTAAGTACTTTCTTTTCTTGCTGTGCCATCTTATTTCCTCACGATTATTATATTATTTTAAATGCAGATTAATGTTTGTTATCTGCAATGGTGAGCCAACCCTATTTAACCCTACTGTAACAGGCTTCTGGAATTTCCCACATTTCATCTTTCTTCTGTCTTATGTACAGAAGTCTTCCTACCTCAAGCATGGATTCCTCCCAATCCTCACCATATTGTTTTCTATATTGATCAGCTATATCAGCCCATCTGTTATCAGAAGGTTCTAATATCTTCTTGGTCTTTACCTTACCCACCCCATTGATACCTGGGATGTTATCAACAGTGTCACCTAATAAGAATTGATACTGTAGGTGGTACTCGGCTTCCTTCTCATTGACCCAATCTAGATAATCAACTCTAAAGTCATAGTGCCAACCAGGTACCGTCCATAGATCTTTATCAATAGTACAGATACAAGTATCCTCTGTCTGATCGATACCTAACAGATCATCAGCCTCTTCGTTCTCACTTACTATAGCCTCATGCTTAGTCTTCAGATACTCTCTAATCTCTTGATACTGAAGAGGTTTCTCACTAGCCCTAGTACCCTTATAGGGTTTAATAGTAGCTACCTCAGTTCGGAAGTTTGTAGAGCCTGAGATGTACATTTGATAGAGAGTACATTTAGATCTTTTAACAATCCAAGCGATCTTCTTATCTAAGGCCTCTAATGTTTCCTCTAGTGGGTTACACCATTCCTTCTGTAACTCTGTGTTAAAACCTTCGGCAGCTTGGGTGAACTGAGACATCTCTTTAATAAAACTATTACAGGCTGTCTTAGTACTCTCTGTAGTTAATACATCCCCCTTGTCATTCTTAACTACCCATTCTTTATTATGTGCTGACCATCCTAATTGGTAAACCAACACATCACCATCAATTAATGCCTTCATTGAAACTCCTTTAATTTCTGTTTGTTATCTGCAATGGTGAGCCAACCCTAAAATTAAGCTTGACATATTAGGAAGTGATGATATAATCTCCAGATCATTGATATGTTTTACAACCTAACGAGGGTTGGTTGTCAACATCATGAATTGATTTGTCACCAGTAGAAAAGTGACAAGAGAGTGTAAATAGTTAACAACGAGAAGAGGCCTACCTTGAGGAACCACTAATATGCTATTTACTCATCTCCCCCATTCCATGCACTATATTAGAAGATTCTTATATAGCTGGCTCACCTATAGAAGGAAACACTAATATAACTATAGGAAACTAAAATGACAAAACTAATTGCAATCGCTACACTAGTAGCATCTATGTCTGCATCAGCAGGATTCTTCGATAGATTCGGTGACGGATCATACAAAGACAATGGATTCTTCGGAATGAACCACAATGAAATGTGGGAACCTCGCTGGTATGTGAAAGAAGCTGATAACTTCTTAAACGAAGTAGATGGTACTAATAATAAGCACGACCACAATTTCCCTGTTCAATATGAACAAGGTAATCATAAGTCTTATAAGTAGTTCAGATTAACTGATGATGTAGTTAGCATGTAAGACTTCATCGTCAGTCACATCTCCATAGACAATATCAGAGTCATCAGATCCCAAATCTTCCAATATAGAAGACAAAGTTCCTGACCCTATTGTGTCTATGAAGATCATCTTAAACTCGTCAAATAGGGTATCTACGTGACTCGCAGGGACACTAAACTGATCATGAATCATCATGAAGTCAGTGATCCCAATGCGGCCCAACTTAGACAAGACCATAGTCATGAGAGAGGCATCAAGTGAATGAACAATATTAGCTGAGATGCCTGTCTTATGTCTTTTTCTTAGAATACCCTTAAAGCCGAAGGCGACTGTTATCATCAATCTTCTATCACCAAACCTTACTCTTAATCTTTCAGTATGTATTTGGCCATAACCTTGAAATGCTGTAAAGTTAGTAGGAGTCTTCCAAGATAAGTAGACATCTTCAGCACCCTTAACTGCATCACATGCTGTCTTTTGAAAAACTTTAAGTGTGTTTGCTTGTGGTGGGTAAGCTCCGTCTTTACCATCAAGTGCTTTGAAGATACATCTAGACAAAGCCTTAGTGTCCTTAAATTGCATGTTCGTGAAGGCATCAGAGCCAAACGTGCCTCTATCGTTGTATAACTGGTATCTGATACAATCTTCACCTGCTGAGTAATAGTAGGACATACAAGGTCTTTTGGTGACTTTCCTAGAGCCATATTCTATGTAATCATTAAGTTGAAATGAAGTAACTAGATTCTTATCCATCTCTTTCTCATCTTCTACATCATCAAACTTATCCATCATCTTATACATATTATTAACGGCAACAGTCCAAACCTCATCATAGGCATCACCGATCTCTCTAGTAGGATGTTGTATAACATTAGTATCTTGACAACCAGATCTATCTCTAGTTAAGAATGACAGGATCTGGAGGCCAGAGTTGGTAGCGTCTAGTCCAACAGGGATTCTACACTGCCAACCTTCTTTACCATTCTCTTTCAAATCTACAAATGCCATAGCACCTGCTAGGAATTGCCACTTAGTCTTCTTCTCACCCTGTAATCTCATGATTAAATCAGAGTTAAGAGGGTCTTCAACTGCCTCTTTGATCTCTTCATAGTTATCGTAGACCCAATTAACTCTATCTTGTTTAGATAACTTATCCATACCTGCACAGTTAGCCACATGGTAGGCTAAGTGAGCCTCTACATTCTCTGACCATTCTTGAGGATTAGCAAACTGTAGTAGAGCCTTAGAGAGGTCACTACCTGTAGGTTCTAACCACTGTTGCATAGGGTAGAATCTACCTCTACTATCTAATTGAAAGTCAAAGTGGAAAGGCTTATCTAATGAGCTTCTACTTCTTTCATTAATAATAGTGGCCTTCTTAAGTACCATATTAAATTCTCTTCTCTTAGAATGGGCAGCAATTATCTTAATCAGAGGTTCAGATCTCTCTGTATACCAATCCTTAGCCATCTGCTTAGATAACTTATCCAAGTACCTACTGTTGATACCCTGAGCCATAGCCCACTCAGCTTTCTTATCCTTAACAAAGTCTTCTTTATTCTTGATCTTCATTAAGTCACAGATAGATTCAGTAACTACAGACTGTGGTATATCCTCAGGTATCCAACAATGATCACTATCCTGCATAAGTGATACAGTCTTAAGTAGTCCCTCATTAATTAAGAAAGGAGTATTACCATAGTTATTTAGAGCCTCATAGACATGAGGTATCTCTTGTTTAGTATACTTCTCATCCCATCCAACAGGCATCCTCTTAACAATAGAGTTAGTACCCTTCCAAGGCTTATCCCAAGGTGTGTAGTGATCAGTAGGAAATTCCCCTAATGATTCATCAGAAGTAAGTATAAGCTTAAGAAACTCATCACAAGCAGGTTCTAAAGTAAACATCTCATTCTTACCACCTATCTTAATAGGTTTAGCTAATCTAATACACCCCGATAGCTGTAAGAGACCAACAGCCTCTATACCAATCTTAATTAACTCTCTCTTCTTCTTGTAGTCACCACCAAAGGTAAGATTAGACATCTTCTCACCTTCTAAGTGTAATAACTTAGTACCAATAGCCTCACCAATACTAACTAACTGCTCTCTATTAGAAACACCCTTAACAACAGCTTCTAAGATAGTAGTAGCTAACTCTTCTCTATCACCCCCATATCTTCTTAAGTACTTACATAATGGAGAAGGATTATTCTTAGCCTTCTGTGCTAAATTAATCTTATCCACTAACTTATATAAAAACTTCCTATCAATCATAACTAATTCCCCTCTTATTTAATTATATTTATATAGCTGGCTCACCAATAGAAGTAACTCTGACTAGACAGTCATCATAGTTGCATATCACTACCCCCTATCATGTGTGTTGCATAATAGAGTTGGGTTACTTCCCTAACTTAATCAAGGTTGGCTCACCAATAGAAGGATACTCTATATTAGACTATACTAGCTCAAATGCTATCGTATTAACCCCTACTTACTACTCCCTACTACAAACCCCTTAAACTAAACACTAAGAAGCCCTATAATAGACCTATAATAGATCTACTACTGCCCCCCGTAGGGGGTTACTTATTACTTGACTGTATTGGTGAGCCAACTAGTTGAAACTCAACATCCATCATAGCAATCAACTTGATGTATGAAGTCCTGTTTAGTCCCATCTTAGATGCCTTTAGAT